AATAGCAGCAGCTTGTGCTCTTGCGTTATATTCCTCTTGTGTCTCGACATCAGATACATTGATCTCGGTCAAATTGCAGAATTGGAAAGGACGTAGAGCAATCTCGCAACAAGGGTTACAACCATAGTCTTTGTCGTTGGTAAAGTAGAATCCAGGCTCTCCAGCTCCACTAGCCTTTACACGCTCCCAGAGGTCCAAGAAGGTGGCTTTATCAATGCGGTGCCTCATTATGACTACCGAGTTGTTTGCGCGTCCTCTTTGGGGGTTTTCTTCCCACCAAGCACCACTTTTAGCACCAAGCATAGCATCATCATCTGCTGAGAAAAGAGCTATTAAAGCTGCTCGTCTAATGCCACCAGCCAAGACAGCATCAGCAATATGGCAAACAATATCATGAACTTCAATTGTGGTTAGTTGTTCTCCGTTTTCTTTTGATTGTAAAATTCCTTCAATCTTCACAAGACATTCTTTTAGGGGCTGTGGACCAGGTGCTTTACCACCTGAAGTAACCAAGCGAGCACCTTTAGGACGAATGTCAGAGAAGTCAAAACGAAGCTTAGAACCACCTGTGAAATAGCACTTCATTAGAGCATTAACAGAATCAGCCCAACCTTCGATTGAATCCCCAATAAGAAAACGACGAGTCCTCTTTCCAGAGGGTCTTTGGATAACTGGAAGCTTTTCTATGTGATGGTTTTGGACTGAATAACCAACACCAGTTCCTCCAAGAAGAAGAAACATAATTTCACCAAAAACCCTCATGTGATCAACAGGAGCATAAGCACAGTTGAAAATACGGTTAGGAGAAACATCAATAGGTTTTCCTCCAAATTGCATTGAACGCATCGAAGGTAAAACCTTTTTATCGTAAACAAATTGATAAGCCCATTCAATTTCCTCTTTTAAACTGGGAAATTTTTTGACATGCATTTCCTTGTTTCTGGTAACTAATTCAGCCCAGTTTTCTCTTCTCTGCTCTTCGGGAAGGTAACGAGCATATTTCATGTGGACTGTTATGTCCGATAGTATTTTGTTCTCTATAGCCATCTTGTACTCCTTTATTTTGATCCTGATAGTTTTGTGTAATACCTTTGAAGATTCGACAGTTGATCTTTGGCAGTTAACTGCGGAGGTTCTTCATCACCTCTACTTTCTAAAACATCTATTGAAACAGTTGACCAATCCACAGCGGCAGGAAAGACCAATCCGTCTGGTCCATTTCTGTTTTTAGCAATAAATATACGCCCTGAATTAGCTTGCTTGTCTTGCGGAGTTCTCGATAGTGAAAAAATAAAGTCAGCAACAAAGCACTTGTTAAAAGCCTCTGATATAGACTCCATTGTGATAACTTCAGCATTAAGACCTCCACGGTTTGTTTGAGACGCTGTAATGAAGGCGCAGTCAAATTCAGATGCAAGCCCTCTCAACTCTTCATAGATTCCTTCCAAGTCATGTCTCTTTTCAGCTCCGTGAGAAACAGGTCGAAGTAGATCAGCATAGTCAACAATGACAACATCAGGTAAGATGTTTTGCTTTTTTAACTTCTCCAAGTGATTCTTTATAGACTTCGTTGAAGCAGACTTGGTTGGGTATTCTTTGATAATTAGTTTACCGGAAACGTCTTGTATCCTTTCTTTTACAATATCTTTAGAATCCATAATATCTCGAAGATCTACTTTTGCCAAACAAGAGTCATAACGAATTCCAACAACAGTGTCAGCAAGCTCTAAAGTATAGTGAACAACTTTCTTTCCAAGCTTTAAGGCTTCAGCTCCAAGATGAACCAAAACCATTGATTTACCAGCACCAGTTGGAGCAATAACAACAGCTAATTCTTTTGAACCAATACCGCCTTTCGTGATCTCATCAATTCTTTGCCAACCGGTTGTTATTGGCTTACGAGATTTTTTGATGTAACGAGCATCCAAGTCCTTAAACCAATCGTGACCAAAGTTCTGATCGTTGCCTTTTGAAAGAGCATCATTGATTATTTTTGTAATTGAATCATAATCACCTTTCTTAACTAAATCAGCTGATTCAAGAATAGCTTTCTTAAGACATTGTTTCTTACAGAAATCTACTGCTTGGTCTTTGATGTAGTCTCTATCTGTTAGTTCATTTGCTTTTATTCTACCAACGAATTGACTAACTTGTGTTTGGACTGCTTTATCATAGTTCTTGTTTCCTTTCTTTACTTCAGTTTCAATTGTTGCAAAGTGAGGATGTCTTTCATATTTATTTCTATAGTCTAGAACTGTCTCCACTAATGCTCTAATATAAGCAGAGGAGAAGAATTCTAGTTCTAAGACCTCTTCTATTTGATCGCAAAAAGGTCGGTCTTCAAGCATCAATTGTGCTACCTTTTCTTGAAAGTCTTTGCCATAAAAGACAAAGGTATCTTTTTCCTTATTCATATTACCTCCGAGTGTTCAATAAGTATAACCTAGAATTTCTATTTGTCAAGAAATTATTTTATTAAATGTTGCATAAAGCACATCAAACTTTAAAGTGATCTGTCCATCACGCATTAAGAACTTTTGGAACTCTAATTTATTCCATTCAGGTTCAAAATGTTTTATTGAGAATTCTACTTGTTGTTTTGCTACTGTTCCTATGACTGGTTTATAAAGCTGCATGATATCGTAATTGCTTTCTATTAAATCAAGACCTCCAAGTATGTTTTCATGAAGCTTAACCGGTTTGTCCACTTGTCTGCAAAACTCTGCAAGCGATTCAACAGTTTGAACCTCTGGGTCAGCCATAAAAGGAAAGCGGCTTTTGATTGTTTTAAGCCCAGCTCTAGGTATCCCTGGCAAGTTATCTGACTTATCTCCAGCAATGGCACGACAAAGGGCAAAATTATTGGGATGAATACCGTGTTCGTCCATGAGAGATTTGAAATCCACCAGTTTCTTTTGGATTGGTCTCCAGAGGGTACAATCTTCTCCAACGAGCTGAAAGAAGTCTCTGTCGCTTGACACAATGTACTTATGATAGTCTCGATATTTATCGTGCTTAACAGCATAAGCGATAATATCATCGGCTTCCACATAGTCCACAACTGCTTGTATAATTGGTGTTTCATTTAAGTACTCCACGAGTTTAATATATTGTTCTGCTTTATTAAGTTTTTGTTGTTCTTCGTTCAACTCGACCATTCTTCTGTTAAATCTTACAGGTTTGCGACCGTCTTTATATTCTTTGTTCATTTCTTTGCGTTTAGAGGAGCCAGAATGACCGTCCCAAGCAATTATTATTTCATCAGGGCTAAACATACCACAGACCTTTTGAAGGCTCTTTAAAAAGCCAATACAGCCGCCTAATGGATTGCCATCAGGTGCTAGTGTTGGGTTCACAACATAGTTTCTTAAGAACATGTTGAGACCATCAATTATTAGTAAGTTTTTCATTTTTCCTCCATTAAAATCTACTCTTACCATCTCTATTTAATAGATCGTTTGGGAAGAGATGACCAGCCCAAGTGATAAGTGTGCTCTCTGTTTGTGTAACAGATGTAGGAAATGGAAAGAAGGGTGTTTTTAGAGTATCAAAGGGTATCATGGTTAGATAAATTTCTTTCTTAAACTCTCCATTTTTATCAAAAATAGACTCTTTCCAATCTTTGTACTTTAAGACAGAAGAGTTGCCTCTGTATGCTTCGTATAAATCACCCATATGATAATCCGGTCTTGCTCCCCATCTTAAGAAAGGCCCAGCAGGGTCTAGGTTAGTAGCGTTAGCACTGTATTTTCTACTTCTTCCTTTGAACTCAGATTTCCCTATGTATAGAGGTATTCTTCTGTTGTTATCTAAATAATACATCATGTAAACCACTCCTTTGTCTTTGGTAGTTCCATCTTTGACTTTTTGTATTATTGATTTTATATGACTTTCAATCTTATCAGAATGTTTAAACCTGTTTTTGTTTTTTGTATTGATAGACAAGACTGTTGGTTTGTTTCCAGTTTTATCAAAAAGTTCCATGTCCTCTTTTATTATTGAATTCCAAAAAGAATCCCACTGTTTATAATCTTTCAACATTATCGCCTCCAATCATGGTGCATAACAAAAGCACCTGCTATTGGTAAAACAATAAAAACAAGGGCAAATAAAGCCCATATATAATCATAATTCATATGTCCTCCGTTTTATGATATTTATAGTATAACACGTTTTAAGAATCTGTCAACTTAAAATGATCTTTTTTTCTCTTTCGTGTCAAGAAATAACCATAAGTCCATACAGAATCTGTATTGGGCTCATGTTGTGTCCCACCCTTAACTTGGTAGATAACCTTCATATATACTGGATATATGAAGAGTTGACAATCATACTTATTTTCGAAAATAAGTTTAGATGCCAAAGCCTTTTCCAAAGTTTCATAGAACTTTTTTTCTTTTTTGCCACTTTTTTCATTGCTTCTATGCCCATGGCCATAGCCGCCTTTATTGATGATGTGTAGCTTTTTACTAGCGCATCTTTTTGACCGATAAATCTTATCTACTATAACTGTAGTCATAAATCCTCCGTTTTATGATGTTTGTATTATAACACGAAAGATCAATTTTGTCAAGAAAAAAATAATTTTATGGATATCTTCTATAAACTATGTCTGGCATTCCGTTTACATATTGCATTATTTTATTATAAGGGCTTGTTGTAATCTTAAAGCCGCTCTCTACTGTTAGTTCCATTTCTTCTTGTGGAGCTGATGGTGGGTTTAGTTTATAAACTTGCATTGCTGGTGCATAAACAGATTTCTTTGCATTGAAAATGTCTATTTCTTTATAATTCCAATCACTTGGAGCATATTGTGGGTCCCATTGTAGAATGTCATAGACCTCTGTTAAACCTAACGAAGCATAATAACCTCCAAGACCGCCATCAAAATGATCTCCGGAGCGTCCACCAAAATTATCTCTTGTGTAATCCATTAATTTTTTCAAAACTCCTCTTCGAGAACCATTATTCCAACCAGATCCCATGTGTCCGTTTTGGTCACAACCCATTCCAGCTGTTTTGTCTTCTGGCATAACTAAATACATTTGAGACAATTTCTCTACTGTATACATTGTTAGATACTCAGAGCTAGAATTTTGAACTAATCCATTATAAAAGATTTGGCAATATTCCATGTTTGGATTATTTGGTTCAGAATAAATAACATTGAAATCTTCTACAAAACTTTCAAACAAGACAGCATCGTTCATTAAGACTCTTGTATTATGTTCAGCTGATAGCATTTGTTGCTTTGAAGCTAGATTGAGTGATGTTTGAGGGTAGACATCTGACTTATAAAGAAGATCTTTTCTTTCTTTTAAAATTCTTATTTTCATTATATTTTCCTTAAATCATTGTCTGGTGTTATTTCATAACCATCAATGTTTCCAATGTTAAAGTAATCTACACCAGGAAGTTCTGATAGTTTTAGTTTCGGGAAGTGTCCTTTGTAATAGAAATAGGCGGCTTGTCCTACAACAAGAGTAAACATCAAAGGAACTATCTTTGGCGATGTAATTTTCAATTGATTGTTATAAGCTATCAATTCACCGATCAAAGAAAACTCTCCAATGACTGATGGATCTTTTTCATGACCTCTAGCTCTGAGATGGCCATAATAATCATGTACTGCTCTGTTTTGTAAGTTTGTTTTTATTTCTTCTGGATCATCTGATTGAAGAAATTGAGATGAAATTTCAAACTTACCTGTTTCTTTCATTTTATCTGACATTTCTTTTGCTGAAGCATAGGGTTGTCTATCTACATATTCAATGTCATAGATCCCTTCTATTGGTTTGTGTAATGAAGCTGTTTTGCTTTGAAATTGCTTAAATTGTTCTAGACCTGAAGGTGTAGAGTCTGGAGCTGCGTCATAAAGATCGGAAATTATTTGTGCATATTTATCCCAACCATGCAGTTCAACCCCATTTTGGTAAGCTTTATAAGCATCTCCAGGGTTTGGATATTGTGTTGCTTGTAAAGAAGAAGAGCCTGCTTTTTGTGTAGGAACTCTAGTCCCAGATTTAACAGCCCAAGCTTCGTTTATCGCTTCGTTTATAAGTTTATAAAGATTACTTTTAGTTAATTTCATGTCATTTCTCCGCTTTAGTAATTAGGGTCTTTAGAAATAAAAAACCCCCAAGCGAATGCAAGGGGGCTACCATCAACAACAGGAGCATTATGTTAATCGTCTATGTCTTCCGGAACAAGGTTTGAACCAGATGACTCAAATTTGTGTATTAATTCTTCATCCATTATTTCTATTACCATTTTCTTAAATTTATCATCTTGTAGCTTTTCTTTCTATTCAGCAGATCTGAATTTATGATCTTTTTCACTATGGTTTTGAATATACAAACCTCCAGCATTTTTGTAATAAGAGGACTTCTTTATAACCTCAAGCCACGATTCTTCATCCATAACTCCAATTTGATCTCCCCAACGAATCTGAAAAACACAAATTCTGTCTTGGGTTCCAAAACGGGATTTTACTATTTTAGCTTTTACTTCAGAACCAACTCTTCTTCCTGTATCATCAAATACAAATGAAGCTTTAGCTTTTTTGCCTGTAAGCCAGATACGAAGAGAACAGAAGTATTCAATTGCTTTGCCACCAGGAGCGTTATATGGATTTGTTAAAGCATCAAAAGGATTCTTTGGTATGTTTGTCTTCAATTGATTGATCAATAAAAGTGTGTGTTGTCCATTTGCCAATGGAATTGTTAGCTTTGGAAATGCTTTTGAAAAGATTCTTGGCTTCATTGCCATTGATGACTGAGGATCAAAATCTCCTTCCAAATCTTTCTCTGCTGATGTTGCCGCAATAGAGTCCCAAATAAAAACAAATTGTTGTTGGTCTCCATATTGGTTGATCATGTCTTCGATTGCTTTTAAAACCAATTCTACTGATACTGCTTGGACATAAAGAAAGTTATTATCCATGTCAATTCCGGCATCTTTCAAGAACTTTGGATCAATTGCTGATTCTGCATCATAATAAACCACAAACTTTCCTTGCTTTTGTGCTTCTGATGCAATTTGAACTGCAAGATAAGATTTGCCTACACCTGAAAGTCCAGCAATTTCTGTTATCTTTCCAACGGGAATGCCTCCCATCTTTCCTTTACAAATAATTGAGTCAAGCCATCTTGAACCTGTTGGAATCCATTCTTTAACTTCGGTTGGATTATCTTGTCTTAGATCATGTGCTGCTTCAATTCCCATTGATTTGTTCATTGACTTTTTTAAGTCTGCTATATTAATTTTTCCTGCTTTTTGTGTTGCCATTTGTATTACTTTTCCCATTGTTGTTTCTCCTAAATAAAATGGGAGTCGTTTCTCAACGCAGGAGACTCCCTAATCCTGCTTATCCATTGTTTTTCGGAGGTACTATGGATTATTCTTCTGTTTCCTCTTCTGTTGGAACTTCCTCGGAACTTTCTTCTGTTTGTTCTTCGGTAACTTCTTCTTGTGTTTCTTCCACTTCTGCTTGTTTTGAGGTATCTGTTTCTTCTTCAGAACCACATGCTATAAGCGCTAATAATAATAAATTAATCATGTGTCTCCTTTATTTGATTAAAGTGCCCTCATAACGGAGAGGGCGACCGGTGTTCTCTTAAGCCCCCAACTTATCGAAGGCAGCATCAACAGCATCTTGCTCACCATACTTATGGGTCTCGGAGGAAGAACCTTCAGAGCCGTCAGCAGAGAGAGCTTCGTTCAAAAGAGCTTGAACATCAGCCGTTGTTTTGCGGTCAAATTGAGAACCAATGTCAGGAATTGAATCCAGCAGAGCTTCACAGTCCGCAACATCATCATCACAGAGAACAGATGGACGACGACGAGGTTTAAGAGTGGTTTTTGGAAAAGAACCAGGAGTTCCAGGAACATCATAATTTAATACAATATCAGTTCCAGCTTCAGCATCTGTAATGTCACCATAATCAGGATCTAAAACATAGCCCAATAATGTTTCATAAGCTTGTTTACCGTAAGCCCAGATTTTAACGCCTTCTGATTCTCGGCCTCTAACCAAAATTGGAGAATAATAACGTTTTCTGACAAAAAGTTTTTTAGCTTCTCTCTTAGCAATGTCATCATTGTTTTCAACTCCTTCTTTCCAAAGCTTTGATGCGAAATCACAGATTGGACACTCTTCATTAAAATTCTTTTTGGGACAAAGAATCCCAGGATTTTTACCAACATTATAATGAAAGTGATATTCCTTGAACGGATCTCCATCTTTTGTTGGAAGAATTCTAATTGTTTGGTCACCTTGTTCAGGTTTCCATTTGGTATCTTGCTGTTTTGCAGAGTTACCATTTTTTGATGCGTCCAATTTAGCTCGCATTGCTTCTAGATCTAATGCCATAATTTTACTCCTATGTTGTTATTATTGACTTAACTGTCTAAGGCAAAGACACTTTGTGTCTCAACCAGATAAATGCTTCCATTTTTCAGTCCTTGAAATAGGAAGAGAAAGAGGGGTCAAGTTTTTTATGAAACGTTGGTTAGCTTGACAAACAACTCGGAGGAAGTTATTAAAACTTACTTAAATATTTATTTGTTGAAATTTTTGTTGAGTTA